GATAAATGGTATGTGTGCTTGAGTTATACTCGTTCACATGAGTTTTTTTAAACGTGGGCGTTGTTGTTGAGTGAAACAGGTTCACATGCGACCATGCCTGTTCAAACACAATTGGAGCAGTGGTGGGAGTTGTTTCTATATAGTAGACTCCACTGATCATAGAATTTTTATGATTATGTTTAATCACAAGTTCATCATTTAGATATCGATTGGCCCAGCTGGTTGATATATCAAATTTTATACCATCGTCGACGCCCAACGATTGATGCACAAAATAATCAATTGCGTCTGTTATCTGTTTACGCAAATTCTTGAGTTGAGGTTTGTCTAGAATGTACATGCCTTTTGATCCCTCATCGAGATCTTCGTCAGTGCCATCGTGGCCGGTTCGTTGATAAGGATACTCAAGATTTTTTAACCAAGTTTTGGTAATGATATTGAGATTGCCTAGATGTGTTTGAAACAAAGGTATTGCAAACAATGGCGTTATTCTATGTTGCATTTAAACAGTTAGGGTATTGATTACACCACCGGCTGTGCCTCGGGGGAATAGGTTAAAGGCCAAACTGTATCGTATCTTTGACGATTGATTTTCCTCAACCGAATGAGTCATCATGGATGGGAACATGATTAGGTCATTTTTGGCAGGATACAAACCCCAAGCATCGGCATTGAAGAAATTCAGCTTGGCATCGTTACCGTGGTCTTGATAATTGAAGTCCACTCTCACAGTTTCGGTCCATAGGTTATAGTTGCCCTTGTCTTTGTGACATACAAATGCACCAGTATCAACGCCTGTGTCTATGTAATAAACACCACTGATAAGGCTGTTGCCATGATAGTGTTGTCCAGAGTAGTCGCCTGTGTAATGACGATTCACCCAACTGTTCTCCATGCGAAAATCCATGTTGCGTTTTACGTCTAAGACTGTGTAGATAAAATTATCTGCCGCTTTCATAATTTTAGCTTTCAACGGAGCAAGTTCTGGAGTATCTAAAATATACTTGTTCACTGTATAGTCACCGTTGTCGGCGGCCATGCGTTCATATTCTTGATTTTCAATGAATTCGCGCATGCCTTTATCCAATGACCCAATGTTGGTCTGGTACAAAGGCACGCCAAACAGTGGAGTGACCTTATAGGTAGGTGTCATTTAATCCATCCAATTTTTTTACCTTGTGCTTTTCTGTTGTCATATTCTTCAACTGAGCTGGGGAATCTCCAAGCCCATATGGCCACCAGCATCATAAACACTGCTGTGTATATTATACCACGAACTGGGACTGCTGTCAACCACATGGTGATCAAACTGGTTGTCATCATGAACAACATGAAGTATTTCATCTTCTGTGGGAACACACGCTTTTCACCCCAGTTAGTAAGGAACGGTCCAAACAGTTTGTGATTGTAAATCCAGGCATGCATCTTGGGACTACCTTTGGCAAAGCAATAGGCCGCAAACACCACAAAGATTGAGTAGGGGATACCTGGTGTAACTAATCCAACATAGGCCATTCCCAAACTAAGGAAACCTAATATTTTCCATAAGAATTTTTTCATGCTATTCCTTAACAGGTCTAAATATTCCAATTAAGGAATTGTCGCCGGGTGTTCGATACCCGCTTGGCCAAGATCTTGTCACAGACCCGCTCGAGGGATTATTAACATTTTTTGCTTTAGTGCTTTGATTACCACCAACAAAAGAGTATGTTCCGCTACTGGCAGTATAGATAAAATTCACATGACCATAACTCCATAAAGCTATGTCTCCAGGCTGTCCTTGATTAAGTGGGATCTTAACGGCTTTATATGCAGCAGCTTTATCCCTAATATCAAAAGCCCAGGCAGTTTGCACAAATCTGTAGCCGCATCGTTTCAACACCCAATTTACATAACCCATACACCAAGCAGTTTGGTCAGTAAGCCAAGCACCAGTCTGTGGATATCCAAGTTCTTTCCATATACCAGTGATCCTAGAATTACTGGCGCGGCCGCCCATTCCTGTCTCTTCCCAAATCCCCTTGCCGGCTTCGTCGAGATTCTGCGACAGCAATGAAGGAATGTCACTGGCTAGTACCACATCAGTGTCAATTAAACTCTCACCGTCTGCTCCTTGTGGAGTACCCGGAAAGTTTTGTTTAACCTGGTCGTTAGATGCAACATTGTAAGCACCGGGATTAGCCACATATGCACTTGTTTGTCTGTTAATGGCTGCTTGTGTTGCTGGAGCAATTACTACAGGAGGGACTACAAAGGATGCAAATGTTCCGGAGAACACATTTCCGCTGCCAGTAGCAGGATGGCCACAGGTTGCCGCATCACCTTCTCTACATATTAGAATGCCGTTAGCATATACTGTACTACTAGATCCAGCCATTGTAGGGCTACTATGCGAACCACGACCGTGACCTGCTACTGCATCTCCTAGTCTTGCAATTGGTGAACCATTTACAAAAACATTAGAAGAACCTGCTGCGATTGTTCCGCCGGCAATATCGGCGCCTTGTCTCGATACTCCTGGCATATTAAAAATCCTTGGGAATATTCTGTTTGATCTTTGCTATATAGTTGCCAAGATCATTTAGTGCTTTGCTAACTTCTTTGTCCGACGGCTGTTTATCACGAAAACTCAGCAGTTTGCCTTCTTCAATTAGACTTCTATATGAGGTGATGAATTGCACTAATTCATAAGGCCCAATAATATGGATACCAGGGCCTTCGCCAAGCTCACGCAATTTTTGCTGATGACCTTCGATTTCCCCTAATGTACTAGCTAAGGTAGTTGTTTGGGCAGCAATTATGGCCAACGAATTCTTAATATCAGTTGAATTCGTTGCAATTGTTCCTAATGCTGTAGCAATATCGGCATAGTAACTACTGTAATCAATTGGGTCTCCTGCGGCCATAGATTAACCTTTGATAATACTACCAGCACTTACTGGCTGAATGCCTGTGGTCTGGAATACATACTGCTTGCCAACTTCCGGATCTGTTTCTGCCATGGTGATGATTGCACTTGAATTAAATGTCAACTTGGCATCCGGATGAACTGTCATCAGTACTGGAGACATTGCTGGTCCTTTCTGTGTCATGGCCAACATTAAAGGACGATCTAGAGTGATAGTTCCCATTGTGTCTTCCACAAATTTGCCCATGACTTCTTCTCCAGTAATCAATTTAACTGAGATGATATCACCTGCTGCAAATTTTTGTTTATTAAATAACATTTATATTTTCCTAATTAGTATCCGCTACCGTTGAAACCAGTTTCATCGATATATTTTCTTAATTCTGTAAAGCCACCAATTACATTACCATTGATGATAATTTGTGGTACTGTTCTAGCAGTTGGTACAGCTTCTAACAATTCTTCTCGAGTGTAACCGTCACCAATTTTACGTTCTTCAAATTTAACACCTTGCTGTGTCAACAATGCTTTTGCTTGATCACAATAAGGGCAATGGTACTTGCTCCAAACTATTACTTCCATGATGTGTCCTTTTAACTGTATTATATAGCCGGCAATTCAGCATAGTCAATATTTTCTCCCATGACGCCGATAACATAGTTTGTGCTTTCTGTTTCTTGTAGAGCACTTTGTTTCTTGCTGGTATCTGTGTGCTTGTTGAACCACGGAATTGGAGTTGATTTTGGTGCGGCCTGAAGATACTTGATACCAATATCTTTTAATGCGCCCACTGCGGTATAATCTACAAAATCTTTTAGGATGTTGGCATTGAGTCCAATAACAGGACCTAACTTGAACAAATAGGTGGCCCATTCTTTTTCTTCACGAATAACATCCATGTAAAGTTGATACACTTCTGCATGGCATTCTTCTCGAGCTTCGACAAATCGAGCATCCTCTTTGACCACTTGATTGATCATATAAGCAGTCCACCCTTTGTGTAAGAGTTCATCTTGCAAGATCAATTGAATGATGTTGCCATTACCCATAAAGATTTTATTCTCTACCATGGCCAAGCTGGTGGCAAAGCTAACCATAAAGCGGAACGCTTCTAGCGCATAGCTGGCATGTAGTGCCAACCAAACAGCCTTAACGTGTTCTTTCTCAGTAACCTCTTGTCCAAGTTCTTTACGGCAGTTAATAACGTGTAGCTTGTCATAGTAGTTGCCTACCGAACTGGCCATGTCTACAATTTCTCGAGTGTCATGGATGGTGTTGAACACATCCTTGGGTACATTGTAAATGTTACGAATAATATGGCTGTAACTCTTACTGTGAATATTTGTTTCAAAGAATCCCCAGTTGTACATAAGTGCTTCTACTTCAGGGAGACTACACACCGGAGTAAATACCTGTGTTGGTCCACGACCTTGCAAACTATCCAGTGCTGTTTGACGAAGTAGGTTGCTAGTGAAGATATGTTTGACAGCATCGCTGGCATCTTTAAAATCGTTCGAATCTTTAGTCAAACTAATCTCTTCTGGTTGCCAAAAGAATCCTCGGGCAGTTGAATCAAAGTCTGCAATCTTTTTATATTTTACTTCTTCAAAGCGTTGAATGGTCACTGGCCCTGCTGGATCCAGAAACATCTTGCGATTGAGATAGTCTGTTTTTGTGGTTAGGTTATATTGTTGTTTGCTCATAATTTACATGCCTCGCAGTCTTCGTCTTCGATTACTTCTCTTTCGTTATGGAACCCGTTGTAGTGTACTTCGGGAGTTGCTTCGGCCATTGCTTTGCTACCTGCCTTATTAATCAGGCTGTAGTAGAATGTTTTCAATCCCCACATGTGCGCCTGCATCAAATTTTTAGCAATCAATGTAGTAGGCACTTTACGATCTGCCCAGTGTGCTGGATTGTAGAATGTGTTAGTTGAAATTGATTGATCAACATAGGCAGCAAGAACTGCGGCTGTTTTCAAATAGCCATCACAGTCTTTCTGTTCCCACATCATTTGATATTTGTTTTTTAGTTTATGGTATTCAGGAACAACCTGTACAAATGATCCTGCCTTTGATTCTTTAACTGATATTAGGCTCATGGGCATTTCAATGCCATTGGTTGAGTTAATAACAACACTTGAACTTTCAACAGGGGCAATGGCCATCAATGTGGCATTACGCACACCGTACTGCTTCATATTACCACGTAGTGTTTCCCAATCAAGTTCAGGAGCGAAGTCTGCCAGTTCATTAACACCCTTGGCACGAAGTTCCCAGGGAAAGACGCCTTGTCCATATCTAGTTTTATGACTCTCTGTACACGGGCCACGTTCTTTGGCTAATTCAACTGTGGCTTCTGTTAAGTAGAACGCTTGGTGCTCCATCCAGGTTTTAACATCCTGTAGTGCATCTTTCTCGCCATACTTGAGTCCACGCTTGGCATGCCAGTAGGCAAGATTTGTAACACCAATACCTAGTGGTTGTATCTCGTCGTTACTAAGTTTACTCTGTATCGACAAGAAATCTTGATAGTCAAGAATGTTACACAGGCTACGCTGTAGAATCCTACAGGCTCTACGCATATCCTCTGGATTGCGGAACGATCCCCAGTTGATAGATCCCAGTGTACATAACGCTATGCGTCCACTATCGTCGTCTAATCGCTTAAATGAACGTGTGGGTAATAGGATCTCACAGCACAAGTTACTTTGATAAATCGTATGGTACTCAGGATCAAAAGGTCCTTGGTTCATGACATTATCAATGAATACGAGATATATTCGACCCGTGTCTGTGCGCTCTTTTAGTATACCACTCTTGAACACTTCTTCGGCACTCATCGTTTTCTTACGGAGGCCTTTTTGTTTTTCGTACTTGACATAGAGTTCTTCAAACAACTCAGTGTCTTTGTAAAACGCTTCGTATAGGTCAGGTACTTCGTTGGGATCAAAGAAGGTTATGTCTTCTTTGTTTTTGAATCGTCTCCAGAAGAAGGCACTAAGCACAACCCCATAATCCATATGACGGACTCGGGTTTCTTCTGTTCCTTGGTTGTTCTTAAGAACAATAAGATCATCAAACTGATGATGCCAAATAGGATAAAAAACAGTAGCACTTGCATTACGAATACCTCCTTGACTGCAACTACGCAG